GGTGAGAGGCGTTATACGTCTGCTCGCCTCCGATTGGCCGGTCGTACCGCGCCAGGAAGCGCAAGGCGGCGGGAGCGGTGCGATTGCAGCCATTCGGCCATGGCACGACTGCCAGCGCCTTGTCGGCGTTCACCGCATTAGGGGTGGGGGTGCGGGTGTTCCATGCGGCGATGGCCTCGGGGATCGTGGGGGAGTAGCCCACCATACCGCTGCAATCATCATCGCCGCAAACAACGTAGCAGCTATCGTCCAGAGTAGTCCCGGAGAACGGGTTTGACCGACCACAAAACGGACACGGCAGCAGCTTGCTCTGCTCTTGCTCAGCCATCACTTAGGCTCCTGCAGTTCGAGCAAACTGAGGCGCGGCCAATAAACTGCCTTCGATCCGTACTCGACGCCGGTGTTGGCCAGCTTCCGACCGCGAACGATGTAGGTCTCATGGTCACGCGCCATTCCGCCACCACCAGCCTTCGAAAAGCCGACATCGCTTGGCAGACGACCCGCAGGCACCACCGCTTCGATGACGCCCTGCTTGTAAGTGTTCGAGCTGATCCAGCGAACACGATCACCTATCTTCATCACTTTACTCCCGAGAGTGTCTTGAGATGACCCGCCGCAAGCCGCACCTGAGGGTTCGCCACAGTCTGCTCCAACGCCATCAGCCGCTCGCAGCTCGTCCAGTCCTTGCCGGTGCGGATCTCGTAAGCCTCGCATTGTTCAGCGAACGCTTCGGCCTCTGCAGCCTCGTCGAACAGGCGCTCCAGTGTGGCGATATGCTCGGCGCGCTCGTCGGGATCGGTGGCGGTGGCTGCGTCGTAAGCTGCCATCCACACGTCGTAGTCGCGGTTCAGCGCACTAGCTGCGATCTCCATGAGGACGCGCTTCTCGGTGTACTTCCCGCGCGCCTGCTCCCACTGGACGTACCATGGCTCCACCCGCGCTTGGGTAAAGGTGGCGTGATCGATAGCGCGGGTCATGGCTGGGTGGCCTGAGCGGGTTGCGCTTCGATCGTTTGCGCAGCGACGCGCAGATTGGCGACCACCTCTTCTTGCAGTCGGTTTGGCTCATCGTTCCAGTCTGCCGGATCGCACCCCACAACATCCCGAAGAACATTGGTGACGTCCTTAAGAGGACCCCGAATGGGAAATTCACTTCGCGTCAGATCAAAACCAGCGGCGGCAGCAATTGCCCCAAGCATGCACCAGCAAGCCGGCTTGATAGCTACGCCATCAGGGTCACCATCATCGCCGCCGAAGTCGATAGAGCCGTCAGCGTTCCGGCTAAAAGCACCCTGTGTCCACGCGCCCTCGGGCTCAAGCAATTGCGCTGCTCGGTACAGAATGTGCGCGAGGTCCGCGCTAGGGACGGAAGCCGGAACGGCGGAGACGCTTGCGGCTCCGTTCACGACGGCCCGGTCGTCGGCAGACGAAGCGCCATTGTCTATGGTCACGGGTATTGCCTCTTGCTTAGCGGGGGAGGGTGTGGGGGAGGGTGCCATCAGAAGTTCTCCAGCGTCGAGCCAATGGCAGCGAGCATGAACATCGCTCCAATGAGCATCCCGCCGATCCAGTCGAAGGCCCGACCCCAAAAGCTCGCACGCGGCTTGGGCTCGGTCTCTAAGTACAGATGAGGCAGGCGAGGGGTGGCTACAGGCTTGCGTAGGGCGGCCCGGTCGGAGGCGGTCATGACGCCAAAGCCTTCATGCGCTTGGCGAGCCGGGCATCCAGCTTGGGGTTGTGCTGGATGGTGGAAGGAACGCTGCCAGAGACTTGACCTGCCCATTCAAGGAAGTTGAGGTAGCGGCACATCTGGCACTCTTCGCAGCCGTCGCCGTTGCAATCGATGCGCCGGGTCATACTGCCTGCTCCAGCGCGGCCAGTTCAGGCACGACGACAGGGCGGGCCCGAAGCGCGTTAAGGTCTTCGAGAGCCGCGGTAAGGGCTACCTCGACGGGAACCTTGCCGGACCCGTTCAATCTGCCACAGAGGATATCGTCCTGCGTATTTACGCTCCAGAACATGGAGCCATCGCCCAAGCGAATGCGAGCCAGGCTAATCGCCGTCAGCCCATGCTCTGCAATGAGCGCGTCTAGCTGCCCTTCGAGGGTTTGCGTTGCCACGGTCATGCCTCCTCATCCGTGAAGCCGTCACCGCGCTGTTCGTCGGCGGGGCCTTCCTGCCAGTCGCCGAACGATGACCGCTTGAGGTCGATCGCGTGCTGGCACTCGGTGTGGAGCTCTGGGCGGTTGTCGCGCATGCCGGTCAGGTTCTTGTCCGAGCGCAGCAGCAGGGATTCGAGTGCATCCAAGGTCGGGATCTTCTCGACGTTGGCAATGAAGGTCTTCACCCACTTGGCGGCGGGGTCTTCCTGCTGTTGCTGCTCGACCTTGAGCGGCAGGATCTTCATCCCGGCCTTCTTGCCCTTCGACTTGGCGACCACGACGACGGTCTCCTTGTCGATGTGGCTCATGTGGCTGATGCGGATGCCGCCAACCTGAAGACCGCCGAACTGCACCGCATCGTCACGGTAGAGCGTCATCGAGCGGCCGACGTAATCGTTGGCGTAGCGACCCCAGATCGCCAGCAGAACGCGCCGAATTGTCTTGCAGGGCTTGAAGGGCTTGCCGCCATCGTTCTCGTAGTGGATCGCAACAGGCTGATCGCCCTCGGCACCGACGACGCGAGTGACGGTGATGGTGCGGGGCGCGCCGATCAGATCATCGCTGTTGAGTTGGTCGGACTTCGCCTCGGTGAAGCGGGACATGTCGATCATGTCGTTCATGATTTTGCTCCTTCGTTGCGGCGCGTAATCTCGCGCTGCGCATTCCATTTGAGATCTTCGGCCATGTCCGGTTGCCGCAGCATCCAGCCCAGGAAGCCGGCCTCAACCTCGCTCCAAGGCTTGTCGCGGAACTTGCCGATCGGGCATCGCGGCAGCAGGCGCGGCTCTTTGGTCCAGGCGACCATCTGCTTGCCGGTGAGCCCGGTATCGAACAGGGCCTTGAGGATGTGCGCCGTCACGTAAGCGTCAGGTCCAGCGCGGTGGGCGGGCTGCGTCAAGCCATGCTCTGGAGCGATCTTGCCTGTGTCCTCAAGCCAGTAGCGCAGCGCGCCGTTGCTGTGGCTTGGAGCCTCGGGCCAAGCTCTGAGCGCCACCTTGTAAGTGCAGATAACCGGGACCGGCGAGGTGAAGAACTTGGTCTCAAACTCGGCGTTGTGCGCGGCGATGGCGTCAGCCGGGTTCGTGCGGCGGAACATGACCTCTGGAGCGAACGCATCCCAGCCTTCGCACTCAGTCAGGCTGATGTGATGGACGGCGCGGACCTCGGGCGGCATCGCTTTGACGCCACACATCCAGGTCGCAGGCGTCTCGATCAGCCCGTCTTCAAGGTGCAAATCGCATGTGCCGACCTCGCATACCTCAGCCTCGGGCGGTTCGGTCCCGGTCGTCTCGAAGTCGATGACACGGATGATCGTCACAGGATGATCTCCGCTTCTGCACGGCGCTCGGTCTCGATGACCTTCGGCATGTTGACGAGGGTCGATCGGTATTCCCGCTCCTTCTCGGCAAGCCGCGCTTCGAAGGCGGTGCAGGCAGCGAGGATGGCGCCCTGAATCAGCGGGTCCGCTTCGACGCGCTTGACGAACATCGGGAGTCCGCCTGAGTACGAGATGAAGTCGATCCACTTGCGCTCACTGACCAGCAGGCCAGTCTGCAGCTGCAGGACGTACTCCTCCGGCACCTCGTTCTCGGCGATGGTCTGAACCTGGTACTTGCCGACGCGTGACTTGACCTCGATCAGACCGTCATCGCCGACTAAGCCGTCGGGGCTGTAGCCAATCGTGAAGCCCCACTTGGAGTTCGTGATGAAGCCGGTCTCGACGACGGGTGCGAAGTTCTCTTCGTAGGCGGCGCGAGCATAGATCTCGTCTTCCTGCCCGCGCAGCATCGCATCCGACACGTACTGCGGCTCGACGAAGCCAGAGATGCGCTGGAACAGAAGCTCGTAAACGTGCTGCCGGGTCTTGTCGTTGTCCGCGACCTTCAGACTCTTAACCGTCAGCAGGTGCTTCATCTCGGAGGCGGTGATGACGCCGCACCGCGCCTGCAACCACTCATCCGAGCCTTGGATAAGGTCATCGTGGATGACGGGGCCACCGGCTTGCTTAGGCGCGGGATCGGAGGCGCCGGCGTATTCGAACGCTGCGGGCTGCGGCTCGACGTAATCGAAGTCGAATGGGTTATCCATGATCAGAACCTCAGCGTGACGTTGGGGATTTTGCCGGCCACGATCGCCTTCACGATCAGCACGGCGGTGGCGTCGTCGAGCGAGGGTGCTGCAGCCATGATGGAGACCTTGGCCTCGCCCATGACCTGCGCCCGGTGCGCGCGATTCTTGTCGCGCTTGGCCTGCTCGGCGGCTTCGGCCTTCTCGGCTGCTTCGCGATCCGCCTTTTCCTGGGCGGCACGATCGCGCTCGGCATGGGCTGCTTGCTCAGCCTCCTCGGCGCGGCGACGTTCGGCGGCTAGAGCTTCGTCATGCTCGCGCTGGATGCGCTTACGATCGGCCTCAGCAGCCTCTTCAGCAGCGAGCTTGGCGCGTTCTTCGGCTTCGGCGGCGATGCGGGCGTTGCGCTCCTTCTCAGCCTTTTCGGCGCGCTCGATCTCTTCCTGGCGGCGCTGGGCTTCCTCGGCGGCGCGCTGGGCCGCTTGCTCGGTGGCGAGACGCTCGGCCTCGATGCGCTCGCGCTCGGCAGCTTCAGCGCGAAGCTTCTCCAATTCAGCGCGCTCCGCTTCTTCGCGGGTCAGGCGGGCCAGCGCATTCTTAAGGGTTTCGACAGCGTGGTCTTTTGCCTGCTGCGCTTGCTGCGTCAGATCACCGAACCTGGCCGGGTCGATCACTTGCGCCCAAACTTTGGCGCCGCGCTCGCGAACAACAGCGGCGGTGTCGTCCAGCGTCACGACGCCAGCCAGCGCCAGTTCGGTGATGATGGCGTTGCAGGCTTCAACCCGCGCCTTCTCAGCCTCTTCCCACTCGGTGAGCGGACGGCGAGCCTCAACAGCCAGATCGTCGAGTTGGGTTTCGATCGACTTCCAGGCACCGTTGACCTGCGCCGTCATGTCGCGCCACTGTTGGGTCAGGCGTTTGCGGTCGCGGTCGATGCTCGCCTTTTCGCTGCGCACCTTGGCAGCAGCCGACGCGATAGCCTTGCGGCCCTTGTCGGTCTTGAGGTCTATCGGAACCGCCTGAACGTCGGCCTTCAGCTTGTCGTAGAACTCGCTGAACTTGGTGCTGTCGAACAGAACGACTTGGGCGGGCGCTTCGATGACCGGTACGATGCCGGTCGCAGGCTCTATGATGGATTGCGCGTTCAAGGTGGTCTCCTCTCGCAGCTGGGCTGCTTCGAGGAGTGTTATGTACCTAGCTTAGGTACGGGTCAAGAGATAATGTGCCTATCACAGGTACATTTATTTGACCCCGCTCTGTGTAGGCTCTCGAATCGGGTCAACCTTCAGCGAGGAACTATAGCCTTCACCACTGCCGCCCAACGCAGGCGCACGTCTTCAATTAGCGGAGCGTTCGTGGACATCAGGTGATAGTGGTACTTCTTGCTGCCGCGCAGAACGCGCTTCACCAGCATGCTCTCGTCCTCGTCCAACTGAACGACGCATACCCGGTTTAGCACGGTGTGCTCGTCGACGGTTGCCTCCGTGGTGTAGACGATGTGCCAGCCCTCCTCAGCAAGAGGCAGCATACTGTCGCCCTTGACCTCGACGGCCAGTAGATCACCTGTTGTCATAGGCGGACGCCCGATTGTCTCGCCCGCATTCATCATGTCTTCGTAGGCATATACGCGCTGGCCGGCGCCGACATAGCCGACGACTGGGACTTGCGGGCCGTCGTACAAAGCATCAGCCCTGACACCCAAGAGTGGCGCCAACCGCTTCGCCCAATCCTCGGACATAGGGAGGATGCCTTGTTCCAGCTTCACGATTGTGGAGCGGCCAGAGTTTGCCGCCGCGCCAAGCGCCTCCTGGCTAAGTCCGGCTTTCTTGCGAGCGTCTTTAAGGCTGATCTTCATGCCTACGGAGTGTTCCGAGCGCGGGTCCGCTTCAAGAACCCGCTCTAGGTACATTTTGCCTTGCGTATCGTACCTGACGTGGGTACATATCAGGCCATGAGCAAATCCCCGTTGCGAGACTTCCTCGATGAGACCGGTGCGACAGCCGAAGGCTTCGCTGCTGACAAAGGCTTGAGTGCTTGGAACGTGCGTCACTGGGCGCGCGGCGACAAGTTACCGGCTCTCGCTTCACAGCTCGACATCGAGAAGGCGACTGATGGGCGTGTGACGCCTTCCATGTGGCTCAATTGGAGCATCGCCCGGCAGGCTTCCGCACAACCGGCCAATCCTGCCCGGGCGTCTGCCGCCTGATGCCCCACACCGACGCACAACTGCTCGCTCGTCGATGCACCCCCGTTCCCGCCCGCCAACCCCATGCGAGCGGCGTGCCTGCCTCGGTTCTCCCTCCCCCCGTCTGCGCCGAGGCAGGCACTTCCACCAATCATGTCCAGTCCGCATCTCATGTTGCGACTGCTAACACCGGAGCCTCGCGATGATCATGTCACGCAAAGCGCAAATCCTCGACCGCCAACAGCGCGTGTTTCGCATCGCGCAGGACCCAACCCGCTACGGCCTCACTCTCAAGATGATCGCCGCCGATGCTGACCTGAGCATTGATAGCCTGCGCAACTACGCGCGCGGTGAGACTGAAATGCTGCTGTCGGCATTGGATGGCCTGATCGGCGTGCTGCCGGACGATTTACTGTCGCTGCTGCTGCCCGACGGCAGGGTGATCGTGAAGCTGCCTGACGGCATCGACCATGACGAGATCGAAGCGGCGGCGCGCGACTTCCTCGCTGCCAAAGGTGCGGCTCATCATCCGCTTAGCGAGAATGGGCGCGACCTGGGGCCGGGCGAAGTAGCGGCGTTGAGTAAGCGAGCCGCTCGGTTGGTGGCGGTGGCAGCATGAGCCGCGCCCGCGTTTCAGACATCGTTGCTCTGGCAGCCGCTACCTTCAAGGTGACCGCCACGCAGATCAAAGGCTCGCGCGGCGATAGCCTCGTCTGCAAGGCGCGCCTGGCGGTCTACTATGTCGCCCGCCTGAACCATCACTCCTGCGCCCAGATCGGCATGCTGTTGGGCGACCGCGATCACTCGTCCGTCGTCGATGGCCGGCAAAGCTGCATGGCGAAGATGGACCGCGATCCTGTTTACCGCGCCATGGTCGAGAAGATCGTCGCGCGCGCCGCTGCGCTTCCGCCGTTCGTGCCGGAGAAGATCTACGCTGGCCGGGTGATCCCGCGCAAGGCGCCGGTCTTCCAGCCAACCAAGTTCTTCAAGCCTAAGCCTGCGCCCCGCATCGACGCCTTCAATGACGACGAACTGCTGAGCCGCGCCGTGGCTGCGCACTACGCGGGAGGTGCAGATGCCTCGCGGTGACACAGTAACCGAGCATGATGCTGTGTTTGAGCGTCTCGTGGATGCTGGCTTGGGGCGCGCGCAGATACGCAGCACACTCGGTCTGACCAGCAGCCAGTATGATGGCCGGCGGCGTCGGATGCTGCTTCGCTTTAACCGGAGCCGCCCTGCATGAGGCCCCAACGCGCACCAGACACGAAGGTCCGCACTCGCGCCGACAAGGCGCAGGCGATGATCATGCGTCTCGTCATGGCGTCGCCGGAGCGCGTTGCGGACCTGATCGAGGGGCACACCGCCGATACGTTTGCCAAGGCGCACAACCTGCCGGTGGGGCTGATCCGCAGCACGTTTGAGCATGCGCGGGAGCGGCAGGGATGACTTCCATCTGGGATGAGCTTGAGACCCCGCTCAACGAGAAGCCGATGTTCCCGGTCGAGCCGCCTGACGGGCGCAAGGATCTGTGCGAGCTGTCACGCCAGGTGACGTTCCGCGACTACGCCAAGAAGTTGGCGCCGGCTGTGATCGTTTATGCGACTCCGAACGCCGGCAAGCGCGGCTTCAAAGCGCAGCGCCAGGCCAAGCTTGAGGGCCTCATGGCCGGCGTGTTCGATCAGACGTGCGCGTGGGACATTAGCGCCAGCACCAACCCTGACGCGCCTGTGTCGGTGTGCTGGATTGAATTCAAGGGGTACGACAGCAACGGCCGACCCGGCAAGCTGAGCCAAGCCCAGATCGACTGGGGCAATGCCATGCATCGCCGCGGTCACAAGGTCGCGTGCTTCTTCTCTGGAAAATCTGCGTTCGACTGGCTCGCCAGTCTCGGAGCGCCTGTGCGTGGAAGGATTGCCGCGTGAACGCGATTATGGAAAAGACCGCGATCGAATACTTGCTCGCTGATAAGCGGCACGAGTGCGACCAGAAGCCTAAGCCCAAGTGGGCGACCGCCCTCGACGGCAGATATACCGATATCTCGGCTGATGCTCGTTTCGACACGCTCCGGAATGATTGGCTCGCAGATGCCTGCGGGCATGATCGCACCGGCATCGTTTCGACGATCAACCTTGGCGGTCAGGTCATCTACAATTGGTATTGCGCGCACTGCGGCGCCAAGCTGTCGTCCAACATCAAGAAGACAGCGGCGCTGGCGCACGGCGTCAAGGACGTGTCTCTCGATAGCCTCGCCTCACGCTCGCACACATATGTTGCCGAACGTGACGGCAGGCTTGCGAAGCTGCTCAAGGAAGCAGGCGAGCGCGCGCAGTCTGGCAACCGCGAAGACTACGACGATTACCTGCGCTCCGAACACTGGAAGAACATGCGTCTTCGCATCCTCGCCCGCTCTGGCGGCAGGTGCGAGGGTTGTCTGGATGCCCCGGCAGAGCAGGTTCACCACCTCACCTATGAACATAAGGGGGCAGAGTTCGCCTTTGAGCTAATCGCTCTCTGCGCCCCTTGCCACCAACGCTGGCACGGAGACACCGCAGCATGATTGGACACAATAGCGACGGCGCCACGCCTACTGACGATCGCCTCCGCCTGCTTATCGAGCGCGTCGAGCGCATGGAAGAAGAGAAAGCGGCGATCGGCGCCGACATCAAGGACGTTTACGCCGAAGCCAAGGGCACCGGCTACGATCCCAAGATCATGCGCAAGGTGATCCAGTTGCGCAAGATGGACCCCGATGCACGCCGCGAGCAGGAAAGCCTGGTCGAGACGTACATGGCCGCGCTCGGGATGGCCTGACGATGAGCACGCGCCCCGTGGAAGATACAGCCCCAGCATGGGCCCGTCGCCGGGTCGCGGTGTTCCGCGGCCTGTTCGACAGCAACATCGCCACTGGCGCCGAGTACGAGACGCAGCCGCTTGCGGCGTTCTTCTCGATGGAGCCATGGAACAAGGCCAAGGCATCGGGGCCGGCCTTCGTGCCGTCGACATACCACGACCACGACGCGCGCGAACACACGGCGCAGCGAGATCGCGGCAGCTTCGTGGCCCTGACCGGCGACATCGACAGCGGCAATCACGACCTCGACGCCGTATTCGACGCGGTGGAGGCTTTCGCCGGCAAGTCGGCATGGCTGATCTACAGCAGCCCGCACGCGCGCCCCGGCGACCTGCGGTGGCGCATCATTATCCCGCTTGCCGAACCGCAGCCGTTCGCGGCGTGGTACGATGCGCAATGCGCGTTCTTCGCGTTCATGGAAGCGCGCGGCCTCGACATGGACCATGCGCTTGCTCGTGCCGCGCAGCCGGTGTTCCTGCCCAACGTGCCTCTTGAGCATGCCAAGACTGGCGCGCCTCTTCGCGGCGAAGATGGCCTGCCACTGCACTACGTTACCATGTCCACGGACATCACCGCGCCCGGCTTGCCGCTCGACACTGGACCGGCCGGCGAAGGCATCGCGGCCATCCGCCACAAGCGGCTTGAGGACGAGCGTATCCGTGAGCGCATCCGGCGCGAGGCTGAAGCGCGCAGGGCGAGTAAGCCGCTGGGCGACGGTGCCTCGCTCATGGAAGATTTTAACGCCGGCAACAGCGTGGTCACCATGCTGGAGATGTGCGGCTACGAGCAATCGCCGCAGCATCCCGAGGACTGGCGCTCGCGTTACCAGACTGGCGAGACCTACGCCACGCGCGTTGTCGGCTCGAAGTGGATCTCGCTGTCACAGTCGGACGTGACCAACGGCGTCGGCACCACCTTCAAGGAAGGGTGCTTTGGCGACGCATACGACCTGTACGTGCATTACAAGCACGGCGGGGACCACAAGGCCGCGTATCGGGCGCTGGGCCAGGAGCGGCGCGCCGAGAACGTGATCTATCTTCCGCAGGCCGAGCCTCCCGCGTGGATGAACGAAGCCCCCAGCTACGACGAAATGCCGGAATGGACTGCAGAGGAAGACCAAGCCGTGCCGCCTCATGAAGCTGGCGCGGCCAGTCATTCTCCTGATCTCTTGCCGGTCATCGACTTCGCGAAATGGGACGGACTAATCCCGCCCGCCAGGCGCTTCGCCTGGGGCGAATGGCTGCCGTTAGGCGTCACCACCATGCTCACGGCCCCAGGCGGCACTGGCAAGAGCCTGTTCGAGCAGATGCTATGCACATGCGTCGCGCTCGGTGTTCCGTTTCTCGGCATGCCGACAGAGCAGATGAATACCCTCTACACGACATGCGAGGACGACGAGGAAGAACTGTGGCGCCGGCAGGTGGCTATCTGCAACGTGCTGGGCGTGCCAATCTCCGCGCTGAGCGGCAGGCTGTACCTTGTATCTCTATGCGGCGCGGCAGGCACCGAACTAGCCATCTTCGATGAGGCAGACCGGCTAGTCGAAACCGATCGCTGGAAGCAGTTGGTGGCCACCTGCGTAACCCACAACATCCGCCTCTACGCCTTCGACAATGCCACGGATGCCATGGGCGGCGACCTGAACGACATCCACCAGGTTGCGTCGTTCATCAACCTGCTGACCGGCCTAGCGCTCCAGATGGATGGCGCGGCAATGATTGTTCACCACCCAAACAAGGCAGGTGACGATTGGCTTGGCTCGATCGCCTGGCACAACAAGGTGCGCTCGCGCTGGACCATGAAACGCTCCGACATCGACGGTGATCATGACGGTCGCGTGCTTGAGAACCCCAAGGCGAACTACGGCGCATCGGGCGGCACGCTCAACTTCCGGTGGTTCGAGGGCGGCTTCATCCGCGACGAAGACCTGCCCCAAGATACCTACCAACAGATGCAGGAGACCATCCGTGCAAGCTCCGACAACAAGCTTTTCCTCACTTGTCTGGCCGAGCGCAACCGGCAGCGCCGCAGTGTCTCAGACAGCAAATACGGGCAGAATTACGCCTGCCGCGAGTTCGAACTTATGCCCGAAAGCAAGCGCATCGGAAAGGTTCGACTTGAGGCTGCAATGGACCGCCTGTTCCGCATCAACGCGATCGAGCGCGGGTATCTCTGGGTTCTCAAGGGCGAGGGCAAGCCGGTTTTTGGTCTCAGGGAGATCGGAAAGGCCGTCCCTGACCGCGATCCAGCAGCGCCAGACACGTCCGGAGAGGCGACCGCAGATGGCTCAAATGACCTTCCGGAAACCTCAAAGCAGCCGTCCGCAAAGTTCCGGAAACCTTCCGATAACCTAGGCCAAATCTCCGATAACCTACCGGAAACACCTTCGGAAACCTCCCGATAACCTACCGGAAACCTCACCAAACACACCCCTATGTATTAACATACATCTCGGCTCCCCCGCTTGCGGCGGGGAGCCAGCTAGAAAGTTAGAGCGATGATCGAGTTTCATTCCGAGCTGCCAACTGGATTTGAGCTTAGCGTCAAAGGGCAGCGCTATCGATTGATGAAGATCAAGCCGCACATCAAAAGCGATGGCACGCCGAGCCGCTTGGCCGATTGGCAAACAACCTGTGCCGAGTGCGGCGCCGTCATGCACACCTCGTCGCCGGCAACGCAGGCCCCAGCCTCTCGCCGCTGTGAACTGCACCGCAAGCCAGGCGTGAAGGTGGGCAAGTGACCCTATCCAAGACAATCGCCCTCAATGCTCTGTCCTATGCCGGCAGGGGCGGTGGACTGTGAACACCTCCTGCATCGACTGCGCCCATGGCGTGCCCATCGACCTGAACTGTGGAGCCTGTATGTCCGAAACCACCCAAAGCATCGACACCACGCTGGCTGAACGTGGCGCGCGATATGGCAGCTTCGTCGAGCACGCCCGCATCACACAGGCGATCAAGGCTGCGATGGCCGATAGCCCGAACTGGACAGGGCTCGCACCCGACCAGCGCGAGACGTTGGAGATGATCGCGCACAAGGCTGGTCGGATCCTCAATGGTGATCCCGACTACCACGACAGCTGGCACGACATCGTTGGCTACACGAAGCTGGTGGCTGATCGCCTCATTCCTGCCGGCAGGGGCTCGATGGAAGGAGAGACGGCGTGAGACTGCGCGCACCCACAATGCCTAAGCCGGTAGAGGACGTGATCGGCTATACGCTGCTGGTGCTCACCGCGCCTGCATGGCTCATCTTAGCTGCATGCATTGGCTCGGTCTGGTGCAAGCGGAAGTTAATCGGCCCCCGAGAGGAATGGTGCCGGTGGTTCGCCTGGTATCCAGTCCGAGTGCAGTGGGAAGTTGAGCGGGATGAGTGGCGCTGGTTTGAGGTAGTCGAGCGCCGGTCTTGGTCCATGCTTGGCGATACCTATTACCGCCCCACAAGTTTCGCCCCCACCCCCTCAGCTTTCAACGAAGGAGCGGAAGGATGAGCGAGTGGCAACCGATCGAGACGGCGCCGAGGGATGAGACGATGATCGATGTTCGCTTCGATCCTACCACTGCCGAGCGCGATGAGATGGGCAGTCTCGCGGAATTTTACGCGCCGGGATGCACGCGCCGTAAGAACCCAACGGAGCCGGTCATCGAAGGTGTTCACTTCTCGAACCGCCACTTCCGCCCTGGAAGGCCGGGAGAGGGTTACCATGCTTGCGACATGGCCGTCACGCTCACGCATTGGCGCGCTCCCACCACCCCCAACACGAACCTGGGAGAGCAAGGATGAGCCGCTACTTCACCGCGCCCAAGGCGAAGCGACCCAGTGCCGAATACTTCTACGACGTGGAAAGCTTCCGCCACATCCCGACCGTGAGCGACCACGAGGCGACCGACACCGGCCTGCTGGACGCGAGCGGCGACACGATCTGGCGGGCTCCTGAGCCGATGGGTTTTCACATTCCTGAGCCGGATATGCGGGCCACAAACAAGGGGTATGAGTGATGGCGGGAGGTAGGCAGAACATGATATATCACCAGAATGCAGGCGGATTGGTGGCTCAAGGCCTTAGTGGGCGGAACGTGGAAGCGGATCTATTCGCGCCACTTGCGCTGGCAGAGGCCCAGGAAGCCGGAGAACGAGAATGAGCGTCGGGAGGCCTAGCAGCTACCTGCCTGAGTTCTGTGAACGCGTTCGCGAGCTTGGGGCCGAAGGGTGTTCCGTTGTCGAGATGGCGGCTGAGATCGGCGTTTCGCGCAACACGCTTGAGACATCATGGCCCGCTGCTCATCCAGAATTTCTGGAAGCCTTGGGTGATGCCCGCGATTTGAGCCAAGCGTGGTGGGAGAAGCAGGGTCGCACTAACCTGACCGCCGACAAGTTCCAGGCGTCGTTGTACAGCCGATCGATGGCCGCTCGCTTCCCGGCAGATTGGCGTGAGAGCAAGCAGATCGAACACAAGGGCGGTGTGACCGTGACCACTGGCGAGCATGACGCAGACCTTTAAGCTCACTCCCAAGCAGCGCGAGGCTCAGGCAATCTGTGCCGGCCCCGCGAAGCATGTGATGCTGTTTGGTGGCTCGCGCTCGGGCAAGACGTTCCTGCACGTGCGCAACGTGATCATGCGTGCGCTCAAGGCCGCGAACAGCCGGCATGCGATCTTCCGGTTCCGGTTCAACGCGATCAAGGCATCGATCGTGCTGGACACGTTTCCCAAGGTGATGCGGCTTGCGTTCCCTGGCGTGCCCTACAAGATCGATAAGACGGACTGGTACGCGACTTTGCCGAATGGGAGCGAGATCTGGTTCGCAGGCCTAGACGACGCCGAGAGAGCCGAGAAGGTGCTCGGCATGGAGTTCGCGACGATCTACTTCAACGAGTGCTCGCAGATCCCGTACGTGTCGCTACAGACGGCTCTCACGCGCCTCGCTCAGCAGGTGGAGCAAGAGATCGATGGCGAGCGCAAGCCGCTGCGACCGCGGGTGTTCTATGACGAGAACCCGCCATCGAAGGCGCATTGGTCATTCCGGCAGTTCATCCAGAAGCTGGACCCTGAGACGAAGCAGGCGCTGTCCAATCCCGACGATTACGCATCGTTCAAGATCAACCCGAACGACAACCGTGAGAACGTGGCAGAGGATTACCTGCAGACGCTCTCCACCATGTCAGCGCGCATGCGTCGGCGCTTCCTTGATGGCGAGTTCGGCGAGGCGGTAGCTGGCGCGCTGTTCACTGACGAGATGATCGAGACATGGCGCGTCACCGATGGCCGAGTGCCAGACATGGTGCGTATCGTTGTGGGTGTCGATCCATCTGGCGCAGGTGACGAGGAGAACGCTGACAACGACGCGATCGGCATCGTGGCCGCTGGCTTGGGTGTGGATGGCAACTGCTACGTGATCGAGGATGCGACCGTAAAGGCAGGCCCGATGACATGGGGCAGGGTCGCGACATCGCTGTTCGACCGCCACCAAGCCGATGCTGTGGTTGGCGAGACGAACTATGGCGGGGCGATGGTCAACCATGTGATCCAGACCGCTAGGCCGCGCACCAGCTTCAGGCAGGTGACGGCGACACGCGGTAAGGTCGTGCGCGCCGAGCCGTTCTCAGCGCTGTATGAGCAAGGCAAGGTCCGGCACGTTGGCCGCTTCAACGATCTTGAGGACGAGCTTACGGCGTTCACGACATACGGCTATGTCGGTGGTGACAGCCCTAACCGTGCGGACGCACTAATCTGGTGCCTTGCTGAGCTTTTCCCCAGCGTGGTCAAGCCGCGCAAGGAGGCGAATAAGCCAGTTGCTGTCCCCAGCACGGCGTCGGCGTTCGGGAGGAAGTGAGCTTGCCAACCCAGACCTAGGCAGGTATCTAGATACCGTTCCGGACCGCACCTCCGGGCATGAACAGCCGAGGTGCGCCTAGTGAATACCACCGATCAAGCCCTGCTCGACAAGGCCCTGCGCCAGTTCGACGAAAACACCAGCGAGACGCTGGCCGAACGTGCGCTCGCGCTGCAGGATCGCCGCTTCGTGTTCATCGAAGGGGCTCAGTGGGAAGGTGAGATGGGCGAGCAGTTTGAGAACTCGCCTCGGCTGCAGATCAACAAGACCCAGCGCGGTCACGACAAGATCATCAACGACTATCGCGCCAATCGGTTCGCGGTGAACTATCGCCCGATCGGTGATGAGGGCGACGATGACACGGCACAGTTGCTCAACGGCCTCATGCAAGCGGATATCTATCGCTCCAAGGGGCAGCTCGCCTTCGACAACGCGTTCAGCGAGGGTGCTGCTGGTGGCATGGGCGCTTGGCGCTTGTGCAACGAGTACGAAGACGAGAGCGACGACAAGAACGACAACCAGCGTATCCGCATCGAGTTGATCGGGGATGCAGACCAGTGCGTGTTCTTCGACCGCGCCGCCAAGCTCTACGACAAGTCCGACGCGCGCCATGCCTACGTGCTGAACCCAATGACGCCCGATGCCTTCAAGGACGAGTACGGCGACGATAAGCTGGTGTCATGGCCTGAGGCCATGCGAATGCCGACATTCGACTGGTTCCGCGGTGATATCGTCTGGGTGGCTGAATACTTCGAGGTCGAGCATGTCAGCCGCGAGCTGCGCATCTACACCCGCGACGCAACCGGCGAAGAGTTCCGCTACTGGACGGAGGACATGGAGGACGGCCAAGATGATGACCTGAAGACACGCGGATTCAGCCGTCGTACGCGCAAGATCAAGCGCAAGCGTGTGCACAAGTGGATTCTGAGCGGCGCCGAGGTCCTTGAGGACTGCGGCTTCATCGCCGGCGAGCGCATCCCGATCGTGCCGTTCTACGGCAAGCGCGTCATCATCGACAACGTGGAGCGCTTCAAGGGCCACGTTCGCGATGCCAAGGACCCGGCGAAGGCCTACAATGCGCAAGTCAGCAAGCTCATCGAGACGGCCAGTCTTGCCCCGCGCGAGGTGCCGATCTTTGCGCCTGAACAGATGGACGGTCTGCAGTCGCACTGGGCCAACATGAATATCCAGCGTCATCCATATGGCCTGGCGAACCCGATCACTGACCCCATCACCGGCAGCATCGTCGCCACCGGTCCTGTTGCCTACGTGAAGCCGCCAGACGTTCCTCCTGCGATGGCTGCGCTCATTCAGATTATGGGCAATGACATTGCCGAGATCACGAACGGCGACGACACCAGCATGGAGATCAAGTCCAACGTCTCGGGTGAGGCGATGGATATCGCGGCGTCGCGTGTGGATGCGAAGTCCTACATCTACATGGACAACTTCAAGCTCTCCATGCAGGCGTTCGGCGAGATCTACTACTCGATGGCCAAAGAGGTCTATGTCGAGGAAGGCCGCAACGTCGAGACGATGGACGAAGAGGGCGAGACGGCCATTGCCACGCTCGGCGAGACGGTGGCTGATCAGCAGACCGGCATCGTCGCGAAGCGTTATGACCTGTCGGTTGGCCGGTTCAACGTCATTGCCGATGTGACCGAGGCGACCGCGACGCGCCGCGACAAGACCGTGCGTACCATGATGACGCTTTCGCAGGCTGCAGTCGGTGCGCAGGCCATGGAGTTGAGCCAGGCAGCGCTGCTCACTGCTGTCAGCAACATGGACGGCGAAGGCATGGGCAAGCTGCAGGATTATGCGCACAAGCTGTCCGTGCAGCTTGGCCTCGACGAGATGACCGCCGAGGAGCAGCAGGCCGCGCAAGCCGCTCAGGAGAACGCTCAGCCCGATCCGCAGGCGCAAGCAATCGCAGCCCAAGCCGCAGCGCTGCAGGCACAGGCGGGCAAGCTTGTGGCGGACACCCAACTATCGCAGGCCAAGACCGTGCAGACGTTGGCGAGCGCGCAGAAGACAGCGACCGAATCGGAGCAACTTGCCGCGACCCCAGCGCCCATGCCGGATGTCAACAGTTTGTTGAGCCAAGCGGCTTGATGTGCTCGTTCCCAAATGGTAACAGAAGGTGCGCGGGGGCGTAGGAGTGGCCATGATGCGCGTTGACGACGAACCCCTCGACTTGACCGAAGAGATGATTGAGGCCGCTCCCGGCTTCGACGACGAGACCGATACGCCGCAAGGTGAGGCTGAAGAGGTCGTTATCACCTTCGCTGATGAAGGTGACGACGAGACCGAAGCCACGCCGCTGGTCAAGAAACTCCGCGAGCAGATCCGCGATCGTGACCGCAAGCTGAGCCAGATGCGTCGCGCGCCGGCTCCCGCCAATGACGCCGATCCCGAGCCGACAATCCCGGATCGCCCACGCACTCTCGCCGACTTCGACTATGACGAAGATCGCTTCAGCCAAGCGATGGATGCTCATGTTGAGGGCAAGGAACGGCACGTTGAGTGGCGGCAGCGCGAGGAAAAGCGCAAGGGCGAGCGCGGCGCGCAAGAGGCTGAGCAAGCCCGTCAGATCGAACAGCAGCGCAAGGCGCTCGGCGTCGGCGACTACGATGTGAAGGCTGGCTTGGTTCGTGAGCGCCTGACCGATGCGCAGATGGCGATTCTCATCAATGGCGCCGACAACCCCGCCCAGATGATCTACGCGCTCGGCCGCTCCGAAAGCCGTCTCGACATGCTGTGCGGGGAGGACAACCTGGCGAAGTTCGCGGTTATGCTCGGCCGCATGGAGAAGGATATCAAGGTGACGAAGAAGTCTGCACCGACTCCCGAGAGCCGTGTCCGCGGCGCGACCGCCTCTGTGGCGATCGGCGGCAGCGACAAGCAACTCGAACGCCTGGAGAAGGAAGCAGAGCGCACTGGTGACCGCTCCAAGCTCATCCAGTATCGTCAGACCCTCAAGAACCGCGCTGCGTAAGGAACCCTGACCATGGATAATCAACACAAGAAGATTACTGGATACCGCGACCTTTCACAGGGCGAGATTGATGCCATGAACGCGGTGAAGGAGCTTGAAGCTCTCTTCAACGGTATGATTGATCACTTGAAGCTGCTCGGCCCTTGCGATCAGCGTCAAATCGCACTCGCGGCTACTCACGGTGAGGACGCCTTCATGCACGCTGTTCGTGCAGTGGCTCAGCCTGAGCGCAAGGTGGCTCCCTTCAATTCGACGCAGGGAGCTTGACCATGGATCGCGAACTTTCCCCTGCCGAGATCGTACACGCCAAGATGGCCGGCATTCCTGCAGACCGACCTGGTTTGCTGGGTGACTATCCCAAGATGCTCTACCGCAAGGGCAAGCCTGAACCGGGCTCGCACAGCTTGGCGTCGGACACCAACGGCGGCATCACTGCCCTGCCTATTGCTGGCCATGATGATATCGAGACGCTGATCGTCGCGAGTGACGATGAAGAGTTGTTTGCCTTGGAGCTTGGCTGGCGCGCGTCGATCAAAGAAGCGCTTGTGCCGCCGCCTGAGCCCGAACTGCCGATTACGCCTGTCGATGAGCCCCTTAGGGGCAAGCAAGGCCCGGTTGATCCTCCGGTCTCTTCGACAGCGCCGCTCAAGAAAGCGGCAGCGTGATGCCATTCGGGCAAGCACTGGCTAGGCCAGCACCGGCGAACGAACGGGAGTTGGGAAATCGGCAGTATGCCGCTAACTACATTCCTGTCCCCACGCTTAAGCCCTATACAACCACGCTTAGTCCTCACACGCTGGACAAGAAGTCGTGACCACCAAGCGCCAACTCATCGAGCAGATGTTCGTCGAGTGCGGCCTAAATGGGTGGGAATACGACATCACGCCCGAGGAGAAGGATAAGGCCTTGACGCGCTTGGACGCGCTCATGGCCGAGTTGAAGGGCCGGGGCATGGATCTCGGCTACAACGCTCCAGCCACGATCGGTGACGGCGACCTGGACGATGATCTCGGCGTCGCTGATCAGGCGTTCTACGGCTTGGCCGTGCTTGGGGCAGAGCGCTTGTCGCCGACCATGGGCAAGACGCAAAGCTCAGCCAGTCGTATGGCCCTCACCGCTGCGATGAAGGCTGTTCGCTCGGCTGCGCTGGAGTTGGTGCCAACAGTCACCGGCCCTGATATGGTCTATGGCTCGGGCAATCGCTGGCGCTGGGGTTTCTAAGTGCGCATTCCCATCATCTCGGGGATCAAGGCCAGCGAGCACGGCGACTTCCTGACCAGCTACCCGATCAATCGCGAGCCGGTGTTGAAGGATACGGGCATTTCGGACGGCTATCTGGCGTGCCCTCCGGGGATTACGCAAGTGGCTGATGGGTTCGGCCCTGATCGTGGCGGCATCAACTGGAACGGCGTGTGTTACCGTGTGTCGGGCACGAAACTCATCCGGATGTCGGCCGATTGGTTGATCACGACCCTTGGTGATGTGGGCAGCGGCGATATTTGCCTGTTCGATTACAGCTTCGACAACCTCATGGTGCAAAGCGCCGGCAACCTGTTCTACTGGAATGAGGCTGCAGGTCTGCGCCAAGTGACCGACCCCGACCTTGGCGCCGTGGTCGATGTGCAATGGATCGATGGCTACACGATGACCACCGATGGCGAGTTCATCGTTGTGACAGACCTGAACGACCCGATGGCGGTCAACCCTCTACGATACGGATCGAGCGAGGAGAGCCCTGATCCTATCACCGGCTTGGGTCGTATGCATGGCGAGGCTTACGTCTTCAACCGTTACACCATTCAGGTCATTCAGAACGTCGGCGGCAACGGCTTCCCATTCCAGACCGTCAAGACGGCGACTATTCCTTATGGCTGCGTGAGCGCGCGGGCCAAGTGCAAGTTTCTGGGCGCCTACGCCTTCTGTGGTAGCCAGGAGGCCGCTGCTCCGGGCATCTTCCTGATGGGGTCGGGTGACGCCAACAAGATCAGCTCGGCCGAGGTGGATGCATCGCTGGCGCAGCTCAGCCCTGACGAACTTGCCGCCGTGTGGCTTGAAACTCGGGCCAATGACGATGAGCAACGACTGCTCGTCCATCTGCCGAACCTCACCTGGAGCTTCTCGTCTCAGGTGTCGCGGCGCTCCTCGGTAAAGACTTGGTGCCAGTACGTCACTGGTGCCGCCGAACAGGGCGCCTACCAGGGTCGCGGTATCGTGTACTGCTACGGCAAATGGATCGTGGGCGCGCCTGATGGCCGGATCGGGATCCTGGACCCATCGACCGCTCAGCATTTCGGCCAGGACGTGATGTGGCGGTTCGACACGACGCTGCTCTACAACGAGTCCAAGGGCGCCCTGCTCAACGAACTCGAGCTGATCGGAACACCGGGCCGCGGTGATGCTGATAGCCAGGTGTTCTTCAGCTACACCAAGGACGGCGAAACATGGTCCATGGAGCGCGCGACATCCTCAGGGAAGCTGGGCGAGCGTCGCAAGCGTGTAGCATGGCGCCTCGGCATCCGTGGCGAGAACTACATGGGCCTGCGCTTCCGCGGCGTGGATGGCTCACTGATGGGCATCGCGCGGCTTGAGGCTCAGGTGGAGCCATTGGGCTGATGGACGAACTGAAGACCAAGCCCCTCCCCCGGACCGACATCGGCGCATTCATCGGCTCGCCACGCGGTGTGCGTGCGTTCGAAAACCTGCAGGGTGACGCCACCACCATTTATGACGCCGTGACCAACGCGCCGTTCCTGACCCTCTCGATGCAGAACAGCTTGGGCTCGGAGCGCGTGTTCACTCCGTCATCTGCCTTTGCAGTCGATGATGGTGGTCCAAGTGGGGACTATACGATTGATCTGGCCGACACTGGTGTGGTTGCAGACGGCTATGGTGCGGACACTAAGACAATCAAGGTCACAGTAGACGCGAAGGGGCGCATCTCAGGCGTTGAGGCTTACGACCTGAACACCGACAACGTGGCTGAAGGCGTCACCAATCTGTTCTTCACCAACGCTCGGGCTCGGGGTGCGCTGAGCTCGGGCGCCGGTATTGCATACGACAACGGGACCGGCGTGATCGCGCTTGATCCTGTCAGTTCGCGCAACGTCGATCACGCGGCCGTAGCAATCACAGCAGGGACCGGCCTGACTGGCGGCGGCGACCTAACCGCCTCGCGTACCCTGGCGCTTGCCACTGTGGGCGCGCCTGGCACCTACGCGAGCCCCACGTCCATTACCGTGGATGCATACGGGCGCGTAACCGCTATCTCTTGACCTCTGAGCGGTAGAATGATACCGCCGAGCCACGGCAGTTAGCGAGCGCGCCGGCTCACCCTGAACGAAGGTTCGGACCCTGAGCGCGCTACTGTCTCCTTCACGCGATGCGACGGCGATCAACGCGGTGGTCAATCACCCCGCAGTGCGTCCGTTCGCCGGCCTGCCCGATGCGGGCGATCTCGATTTCAGCCCGTTGGTCGCCTGTCCCGAGCATGTCGCCTTACTGGGCGAACATGGCGGCTTCCTGCTCATCTGGAGCGGGCCAGGCATTCGCGAGCTTCATGTGTTCCTGCTGCCGGGAGGCCGGGGCAAGTGGGGCTTCGATGCGCAAGCGGAGGTTATCGCCTACGCGCAAGACCATGAGATCCGCACGCTATGGGCGCGTATCACACCACAGATGCGCCACCTCGCGCTCTACGCACGCCACGGCGGCATGAGGCCCACCGGTGAGACGATTGAAGCGTTCGGCACGGCCTACCGCATCTTCGCCATGGAGGTGCCTACATGCCTCCCGCAGTAGCTATCGCCGGCGTCACCGCCGCAGCATCGATCGGCGGTTCAGCGCTTGCTGCTTCCTCCCAGAAGAAAGCGGCGAACAAAGCCGCTGCAGCGCAACAGGCCTCCGATGCGCAGGCTATTGCCGAGCAACAGCGCCAGTATAATCAGACTCGCAGCGACCTCTCCCCTTGGATGACCGCGGGACAGTCGGCGTTGGGTGGGCAGGGCGACTTGCTCGGGATCAACGGTGCTGGTGCACAGCAGGGCGCGATCTCGTCGCTGCAAGCCTCGCCGCTGTATCAGAGCCTATTCAACAACGGGCAGGAGACCTTGCTCGCCAACGCCTCGGCCACAGGCGGGCTACGCGGCGGCAACACGCAGGGTGCGCTTGCAAACTTCGGGCGCGATACGCTGGCCGGGGTCATCCAAAACCAGCTTGCGAACCTGGGCGGTGTTTCCCAGCAAGGGCAGAATGCCGCGGCGCAGGTCGGTAGTTTCGGCGCAGGTGCGGCCGGCAACATTTCAGGCCTTCTGCAAAGCCAGGGGCAGGCGCAGGCCGGCGCGGCTCTAGCGGGCGGTGCTGCAAATGCCAGCCTCATCACCGGTGCCACGTCAGCGCTGACCGGGTTGGCGAACAATACCAACGTACAGAGCTGGGCGGGGAAGCTGTTCTGATGCCCCAGCCATTCGACTACCTTGGCGCGATGGGCGGGCCTCCCCGCGTCGCCGAAGCCGTCCAGAATGCCGTATTTGGCGAACAGCAGCGCCAGCAGAATGCCAATGCGCTCGATCAGCAGGCGTTTCAGCTTCAGCAGGCGCAGAGGCAGGCGGCGCTTGCCGAGCAACGGCGCCAGGCCATGAGCCAAGACTTTGGGACGCTGATGGCGCAGCCAAACGGCGCCAGCGTCGGTCGGTTCATGATGACGTATCCCGAAGCGGCAGAAGGCCTGAAGAAGGGCTGGGACACGCTCTCAGGCGCACAGCGTGAGGCTGGGGTAAAGACCAGCGCCGACGTGCACGGCTATCTTTCGGCAGGCAATCCAACGGGCGCGATCGATATCCTGCAGCGCCACATGGAGGCTGCGAAGACCACCGGCGAAGACGTGTCCGCTTACCCGCAGGTTATCGAAATGATCCGGCAAGACCCGCAACACGCGCTGGCGTGGTCAGCGATCAACCTGGCAAGCGCGCTTGGCCCTGAGAAGTTCGCCGACAACTACAAGGCGATCGGCGGTGAACAGCGCGACAACGAGGTGCAGCCCTACAAGGTGGCTCAAGAGGCCGCAGACGCTTCGATCAAGGGCACTGAGGCGCAGTACAAGCCGTCGATGATCCAGAGCGATCTGGAGACACAGGCATCGAACCGTGAGCGTCAAGCCGCGCAGACGGCCAATGAGGTGGCGCGTCTTGGGCTGGATCGCGACGCGCTTGAGAGCAACATTTCGCTCAAGCTGGAAGAGATTGACCGAGCCGGGACACAACTCGACGCGGGGGGGCGGCAAGCCGTCAATGCTGCTGTCGGCGAAAGCGTCTCTGCCTCGGCCCTGGCGGACCGGATGAACGGTCTTGCTGAACAGATCAGTTCCACCCCTATGCCATCAGGTTGGAACGCATCGTTCCGCGAGAAGGCTAAAGGTGCGTTCGGTGATCAGGATCCGGTGTCAGCCTTGCGTGCTGAGTACAATCAGCTCGTCAACGCACAGGCGGTCAAGAACCTCCCGCCTGGTCCGGCATCGGATAAGGACATCCAGATGGCCAAGCAGGGCTTCCCACCAGCGAACGCTTCACCTGAATACCTAGCGTCATTTCTACGCGGGATGGGAAAGTTGCAGCTGGCAGTTGCCGCTGGTGCAGATCGCAAGACCAACTGGCTTTCCGCCAACGGGAGCCTCGCGCCCGCGCGGCGGGACATGGATGTCGGCGGCGTCATGATACCAGCGGGCACCACCTATGCCGAGTTCAACAGCAATGCGGTCAAGCGCGGCAGGCAGGGACAAATGCCGAGCGGCCTTGACGGGCTCTTGAAGAAGTACGGCGGCAAGTGAGCCTCGACCCCACCATTGTGCGCTTCTTCGAGAAGAAGGGCTACACCACCGAACAGGCCAAGGGCATCGCTGCCGGCATCTATGCCGAGACGGCGAACAACCACACGGCGTTCAATGCTGACGGTGGCGGTCAAGGTGCCTATGGGCTGGGGCAATGGCGCGGGCCGCGGCTGAAAGCCTTGCGCGAGCAGTTCGGCAAGAACCCGAGCAAGTCGCAACAGCTCGAATTCCTGCACAGCGAGTTGCAAGGCGGCGATCCTGGCGGTGCACTGGTGACGGCCAAGAAGAACGCCAAGGCCACCTTCGAATCCTACATCAATGACTTCATGCGTCCCGGTGGTGGTGCGCGTGGT